GAACGGACCCCGAAGTGCGCCGTCAGTCAGCCGGCTGGTATGACGGCGCTCACAAGCTGACCAGGGACATGGCAGACCAGTATGGCGTGCCGCATGAGGCGGTGGCGGCCATGACTGCTAGGCTAAGCCCCGGCACTGACTGGTATCAGAACGTCTCGATGACCAAGCGGATACTGGACATCGCCGCCAACCACGACGCAACACTGGCGCCGGAACAAGTTCCCTTCGTCCAGAGCTATGTCGACGCGCAGAAGCGGCCGGCAATTCAGGGCGCAATGCAAGCTGAAGTGGATGGTATGTCTGGCAAGCGTTACGCCGATATGACCGATGCGCAGCGGTCGATGTTCATCCGCAGCCTAGACGAGGCAAAAACCGCAGAAGACCCGACCAATGCGCAATATCCGATGATCCACCCGTCAGGGGTCGAGATTGGCACCGCACAGAACCCGAGCGGGACCGCCCCTGCTAATTTAGGCTGGCAATCGCTCGACAATATCGAGAAAGCGCTCAAGATCCTGCGCAACCCAGAGGCGGCCAATATCAGTGAGCAACTCGGCGGCGCGCACAAGATCCGCTCGTTCTACAACAACATCATCGAGCCGAACGCGCCGCATGGCGATGTCACGGTGGACACCCACCAGATTGCGGCCTCGCACCTGCTGCCGATCGGCATCTCGGACCCGGTGGTGGAGCACGGCATGTCGGGGCCGCCCTACGCCAACCAGACAGGCGCCACCGGCCTCTATGGCGTCTATGCCGACGCTACCCGGCGGGTTGCTGACCAGCTCAATGCGGAGAACCCTGGGCTGAATATCTTGCCCCGCCAAGTGCAAAGTATTACATGGGAAGGCGCGCGGGGCCTGTTCCCGTCTGCCCTGAAGCGAAACAAGTCGCAGGTGCAGGCAATCCGCGATTTGTGGAGCAACTCGACCGATGCCGCAGCAACCAGGGACGCCATCGGAGCAAGTCGTGGCGTCACGTCTACAGGCGATGAGCCCACAACAATACCAGCGCCTGATTGGTTCGGACGGCATCCTTGAGATGATGGTACGGCGTAACGTACCGCTGACCCGCGACAACTACGTCGACATTGCCAATGCCGGCCGGCCCGACGAGGCCTGGACCCATGAGCACGAGGCGAGCCTGCCGAGCATTTTCCGGCCCGACGAGTAGCCGCCTCGCCGACCTGACCCGTCTCGACGAGCTGGACCTGCTGGAGTGGTGGGACGTGGCGCGCCGCGTCAACCCGCGCATCACTTGGGCCGAGTTCCTGCACCAGTGGCACGAGTTCCAGCGCCTCAAGGCCGCACGCAAGGCGAACTGACCGCATATGAGCGACACAGCTCTCCATCTCCACGTCCATCCCGGCGACCGCGGCCCCGACACGCCGCCGGCGATCCGTGACCTGACGGGCGGCGATCCGGACGCCTATCCCCGTGACCTCGACGACCTCCACGCCCGCCTGATCCGCTGGTTCGAGGAGAGCGAGCTGGCGCGCCAAGACGAGATCAACCTGGCGCAGCGCGACCGCGATTATGTCGACCACAACCAATACACCAGGGACGAGCTAAAGGTGCTGCGGGAACGCGGCCAGCCGATCATTACGATCAACAAGATCAAAGATAAGCTGGAGCTGCTCTGCGGCATGGAGCGCAAGGCGCGCACGGATCCGAAGGCATTTGCCCGCACGCCGGCCGAGGAGGACCGCGCCGACGCGGCCACGCAGTGCTTGCGCTACATCGCAGACGACAACTCGTTCTCGCTACTGCGCAGTCTGGTATTCGAGAACATGCTGACGGAAGGCGCGGGCGGCGTCGATCTCGGCCTTGAGGATGATGGCCAGGGATCGTGCAATGTCACCATGACGCACATACCGTGGGACCGCGTTTGGTACGACCCGCACAGCCGATCGCTGGACTTTGCCGATGCGCGCTACAAGGGCATGGTCATCTGGACCGATCGCGACGCGTTGGAGGAGATGTATCCCGACGCCGACGATGTGATCGAGTCCTCGTTCTCGTCCACCGATTTCTACTACAATGACCGGCCCGAGACTGCGTTCTGGACCGATAATAACCGGCGGCGTGTGCGCCTCGTACAGTGCGACTGGGCCGAGCGTGGAACCTGGTGGCGCGCGACCTACACCAAGTCGGGGCTGCTGGCCAAGCCGCAACGCTCCAAGTTCAAGGACCGTAAGGGCAAGAGCTGCTCAGGGCTACTGCTGCAAAGCAGCTACATCAATCGCGAGAACCAGCGCTACGGCATGGTTCGTGGGCTCATCAGCCTACAGGACGAGATCAACAAGCGCCGCTCCAAGGCAATGCACTTGCTGAACGTGCATCAAGTGGTCGCCGAGCAGGGTGCTGTGCCCGATGTCGACAAAGCCAGGAGAGAGGTAGCCAAGCCGGATGGCTATGTCGAAGTCATGCCGGGGCTGAAGTTCGAGATCCAGCAAACCACCGACTTAGCCACGGGCCAGTTTCAACTGCTGCAGCACGCCACCGCCGAGATGCAGCTCTCAGGGCCGAATGCCGCGATGAGCGGGACGGACTCACGGGAGCTGTCAGGGCGGGCGATTCTGGCGCAGCAGGCCGGTGGTGCGGTGCAGAACGAGCCGCTGGCCGACGCGCTCAGGTTCTGGTCACGCCGCGTCTACGAGACGGCGTGGCAAGCAGCTAGGGAATATTGGACTGGAGGGAAGTGGGTCAGGGTGACCGATGACCTGGGGGAAACAAGATGGGTGGGGATTAACCGGCCCGTAAGATTGATGGATAAATTGGCCGACATGGACCCGCAGCATAGAGCCGCAGTCATGCAACAAATGCAACTTGTCCCTGGCGACCCGCGATTGCAGCAGGTCGTGGGGATTGAGCACGACATTTCGGATTTAGATGTAGATATCACCATTGAAGAGGGAATTGATATTCCATCGCTACAAGCGGAAGAATTTCAGTCGCTAGTCCAACTGGCTTCGGTGCAGCCTGGATTGATCCCTGGCGATGTCCTCATTGCGGCGTCAGGGCTGCGCGACAAGGACATGATATTGGAACGAATGAAACAACACCAACAACAGCAACAACAAGCACAGCAGCAGGCGGGGCAACTCGCAACGCAGCACGCGCAAGCCGACATCCAGGGCAAACAGGCCAAGGCGCAGGCGGATATGGCGCTGGCGCAGGAGCGCAAGGTGAACGCGGCCGCCAACGTGCATTCCGTGCATGGCGAGTTCAGCGCGCCACCTTACGGCCAGCCGAATGTGGCTCCCGACAACCCGCCTGGCGCGTCACAGCCGATGCTGCAGCCGGCGGATCCTGAGCAGATGACGCCTGAGATGGCGATGGCTCACCACATGACCGACCTGGCCAAGAAGCAGGCCGATATTGCCAATACACGCGCATCCACGATGCTGACCGCGGCGAAAATCCCGCAGACCGCGCAGCAGACGCTGCACACCGCGCACCAGACGCATCAGACGGCCCTCACGACGAACCGGTTGATGCGCACGCCGATTCCACAGCCGCAGCCGCAAGGAGGTGCGCCGTGAACCTGCTACTGCTGGTCGTCATCCTGATCGTGCTGTTCGGCTTCGGCGGCGGGTACTATGGCTATCGGTCGGGGGTGTACGGATACGGCGGCTTCGGAGGAATAGGGCTTGTGCTGCTGATCATCGTGCTGCTGCTGCTGTTCGGTGGCGGCCGGTTCTGGTGATGCCGCGTGCTGTTTTGGACGCTGGTTGGGCTCGGGGTATTTGCGGCGCTGATCTGTACGATCCTGGTGATCGCCATGATCCGGGCGACGCGGGACAACGAGTGGTGACGTGGTGAGCCACGGGGCGCTGCTCGGCATCATGGTGCTGGCGCTGGTTGTGCTGCTGATCACCGCGGTAACGTGATGGGATGATCCTGCAGAACACCCCGTTCCGCTGCCTTGCGTGCCATCACAGGTGGATGGACGATCTGGTGATGGACGCGCCTGCGATGGTTGTTGTTGCCTCGATGCGCGCCATCCATTGCCCGCAGTGTGAGGCTGGCTGGAAGCGCATCGCGATTGCCATCGAACCGTCGCGTGACGACACGCCGCAATAGCGAGTAGGGGCGGCTTCTGGCGGTTACCGCCCGCTACTCTCCCGCGCTCCTTGCACGGACGCGGTGCGGCACCACAGCACGGTCGAGTCGAAGTGGCAACGGGGTGTAGGATGATGGCTCGTCCCCGCTACAAGCTGACACCGGCCAGAGCCAAGGTGGTGGGTCGTCTGGGTGGGATAGCGCGGGCGAAGGCACTGGCGCAGCACCGGCGACAGGAGATTGCCCGGAAAGCTTCGCTGACGCGCTGGGGCACGCTGTATCGTCTGTGACGGCGCAAAGACGCAAAGACGTATAGACGCAACGACACATGGAGAATTATGATGGCCAGAGTTCACGTCACGGGCGGCTATTTGAACGTCGAGGGGATGAGCGGCGGATATCCGGATCAAGGGCTGCCTGGATCGCCTGCCTATCCGGATCAGGGGCTGCCGGGCGACCAGCCTGGGATCGACAACGCGCTGCCGGAGCCCCCGCCTGGCATCTGGCCGCCACCGAGCCTTGGCAATCCCATCGTGCCGATTGGCCCGGACAACACGCTGCCGGTCCAGCCCGGTACAATCTGGCCCTCGCCTGGACGCCCGAACCGCCCAGACCAGGGACTGCCAGGAGGCGGTGGACACCCTGGTGGTGGGCCCATGCCCGGCAATCCGCCGCGACCCGACCAGGGCCTCCCTGGCCGCCCGCCGCATGCCAGCGGTCAGCCGGTGCCGGGCGGTGAGCGACCCGATCAGGGGCTTCCGGGCGGGCAAGGCGGGCAGATCGACAACGCGCTGCCCAGCAAGACGTATTGGGCCCTAGTCTACATGCCGAGCCTTGGATGGCGTTTTGTAGCTCTGGACCCATCGCTGCGCCCTGGCATGCCGCTGCCGCCCCACGCACAGCCGAAATGACGAGGCGGGGACGGGCGAAGGACGCTGGCCGTCCCTGACCCCATCCGTCTCCCATCCCGTTCTCTCACCACGGTGGCCATCGCGCGGGCCATTCATGGCTGCACCAAGTCTATCACGAGATAACAACGAGTCACAGGGGCTTCACGTCATGAAACGCTTACTCGCAACGACCGCCATCGTGGCTGGGGCTTGGTTCTTCCACGCGCCGGCCTATGCCGCGGTCATCTTGTCGTTCGGCCAGACTGCCGGGACGCCGATCACGGCGACGGAGAACGGGGCACAGACCGCAACCACGCTGAGTGCGACTGACGCATCCATCTCCATCACCCAGATCGAGAATGGCTCGCCGGTCAATGCGTTCTTCGACCTCAGTGCGGCATCGGATGGTGCGGCTGTGCCGATCCTCGGCGGGTCAGCACAAAAGTTCAGCGGCACGTTCAGCATCACTAGTTCCATTGGCGGCACCGGCACGAACTACCTCAGCGGCACATTCGCTGACGTGACATTCGGCAGCGGTGCGGGTGGAGCGCTCGCCGTTGGTGCCCCGCCTGACAGCCTGACACTGACATCCGACGTGATCACCGACCTGTTCAATCCGAGCGCTGTGGGGTTGGCGTTCGCTGGCATTACGCCGGCATTCCAGATCGTGGGCACCAGCATCGGCAGCTTCACGAGCTCCGTGTCGGGCACGTTCTCAGCATCGCCTGCGGAGGTGCCGGAGCCTGCCACGCTGGCGCTGCTCGGGCTGGGGCTGCTCGGGCTGGGGTTGGTGCGTCAGCGGCGCGCGTCATGAGCGGCCAAGCTAAAGGCGTGGACGTTGCCAACGAGGCGCGGATGCAGATCAAGGCGCTTGCCGAGGCGGTCATTAGAATGAAGGTGGGCACATCCAACGCTGAAGCGCTTGCCAACATCATGCTGGCCTACCGGCACCTCGAGGATGCCAGCATGCGTCTGGGCAAGGTCATCCAGGCCCTGGACGGCGGCGTGTCGGTCTATGACAAGCGCAGCACCGTCGGGGCGTGACTGAGCAGGAGCGCGCCAACGGGCTGCTGGCGGGGATCTCGGAGCGTCTGATCCGGGTGCTGCCGCCAGCGTTCATTTTGCTGTTGATCTTGAACGCGATGTTCATGTTCATGTTCTGGTGGATCTACGACCACAACACCATGGCCCGCGCCGAGCTGCTCAACCGGATCGTGGAGAAATGTCTGCTGCGGCCATGACCCAAGCTGAGCGGCGCGTCCTCGATCTGCTGGCGGATGGCGGCTGGCACCGTGAGAGCGAGTTGCGGACGACGTTCCGGCTATTGGAGTGGCTGTATCATCGGGGTCTGGTGGATGGTGCGATGCTGACCTCGGGCGGCACGGCGGACGACCGGTTGTGGCGGCTGGGTAAGTGCCCGTGAGGCTTCAAAAGGCTGATTTTGGAGAGTAGAGGAAAAGAGAAAAATCCGCCTCTGCGTGGCAGGGTCAGGACCGAACCGGCAGTCGGCCCCGCCAGCGCAGGCGTTCGGCGTGTCGCACTCGATGCCGTGGCGACGCGGGCAATAGATCGGTTTCGGCTGCCAGTCTGCGGCCATGCTGCCTCCTACTCCTCAACCTGCCCCTCACGCTCTGTGCGCCTGATCAGCTTGTAGAACATGCACGGCACGTCCGGTTCTCCCTCGCCACCCCAACCGCAGGTCAGGCATTGGCGCTCGCCAGCATAGCCGGTGACGCTGCGGAAATTGGCGCTACCGCACCAGTGGCATTGCCGTCGAGGGTCGAACATCAGGTTCCTACTCTTCAAAATGCCCATTTCCGCGCCTGACCCCCAGAGAAGTGCCAGTTGCCACAATTGGACGAGCTAGAAGACCGTGTCGAGGCACTTGAGGCGGCGCTATACCGCATCAAGCAGTGGGCGGATGCATATCCTATGCAGATATTTCCCGAGGTGACTGAGGACTACGCCAAGCGCGCTCACGAGGTGCTCACTGCCAATGGCATGACGCTTGACCGGCTGTCGGCTGACGCCATGCGCCATGTTGTCCAAGGCGTCGGCAAGATCGCGCGCGAGGCGTTGGAGAAAAAATAGCCCCGCACTCACAGGGAGATACGGGGCGCTGAAGTTCTCGGACTTATCGCGCCCCCACCCTAGCACAGCGGAGTGCCGCCATGCCAGCCAGCATGAAACATGTCGTCTCGGTTCCCTGGACCGACGAGGAGCGCACCACGCTGCGTCGCATGTGGGAGAACGGCATGGGGCCGGTCCTCATCGGGCGCATGCTGGGGCGCAGCAAATACAGCGTCACCAAGCAAACGCAGGCGTTGCAGTTGCCGAAGATGCGGGAGCAGCCCGGGGAGACGCCACCGTCCGAGCCGCGCCAGCGACCAGCACAGCCGCTGCGACCCGGCGCCCGCACGCTGCCGCCGCTGCCGAGTGAACTGACGGCCGAGAACCTACCCTCCCACAGGTGAGGCCGAAGGGCGGCGCTCCGCGTCTGCCAGACGAACCGGGCGCGGAGCCGATCGCCACCAACACGCATCTCCGAGGATCACCATGGCCAACGAGCAACTTGAGAGCTTCCTCAAGGGCGAAACCGCGACCGTCGCGGAGGAGCCGAAAGCGCCACCAACAGAGGCGCTTGAGCCGAAGGTCGAGACGAAGGCCGAGCCGACGGCTAAGCCTGACAAGGCCAAGCCAGAGGCTGATGAGGACACTGACCCGCCAGAGCCGCTGGAGGGGGAGCCTGTCATTCCGCGCCGTGCCTATGAGGACGAGCGGCGGAAAAGACAGGACTGGAAAGCCAGGGCGGTCGAGGCCGAGACCAAGCACAAGGAGTTGCAGCGCCAGTTCGAGGACGCCCAGCGCCGCGCCACAGCACCGCCACCGCAGCAGCAGGCGCCACCACAGCCGCCGCCAGATCCGGCCAGCGATCCCCGCGGCTTCGCCCAGC